GGTATTGGTTCTCCGTGCCGTCATAGTTGCAGAAACGAATCTTGAACTCGGCGGGATAATCCAAAAACCTGCCCGCTCCCTCGGACCTACGCGGGTGTGCGTAGTACTTGAAGGTGTGGATTATCTCGTAGGCATTCGCCAGATCCTCGCGGTTCTTCGGGTAGAAAGTCCATGAGAAGGAGAAACTGCGACGATCAACCGCCTTGAACATGTGGACGGTCATTGGGTTGACCACCTGTCGCTGCGTGGCTTCGGAGAACGCCTGTAGCGTGCCTTCCTCAACCCCGACCGCCTCAGCCACCTTGCCCACCACCTTGCCCAGATTGGCCATACCGATCTGCTTGCCCAACTCCGCAGCAAGTTCCATGTTGCCTTCCGCCATGGCTTTACCCAACTGAAGCGGACCCAAGGAAGACATATCCTTGCTCTCATATGTGAATCCATATTTGGACTCAATAGCCGACGGCAGGTAGAGATAGAGTCTCTTGCCAGTGAACTTGGTTCCTCCCGCAAGACCAGTCTGCTCCTCGGTATACGAGAACTCGCCGGTTCCCTTGCCGCGAAGATCACCTGCCATGAGGGGGGTGACACTAGCATTCAGTATCTGGCTTCCTGCACCGACAAGAGCGGTTCCAGCCGTTTGGAGTCCACCCAGAGCCATGTCCAGAGGATCCCTCTCCTGACCATCGCCTGCTGTCTTGTTGGATTCAACGCTGCCTACTACTTTGTCTCCCAACTCCTTGACCACGGTAGTCCGTCTCGTACCCAGCACCTTGGAGTCGTTCTCCCAAATGTCAATCTGCATGACCGTCTGGTACTCCGGATTGAGACCAAGATCGGATGGGTATTTGGAATAGGACGGACCGAGGTTTCGGCGATTCATCTCCCTGAGCCTAGCCTCAAAGTTTCCGAATGTGCCGCGAGAAAAATCCAACCGCTTGATCGGGTTGGTGAAGGAATCCATGTAACCAAGTATGTTTTGCTTGTTGAACATGTCTCACCTATTTAGTGGTTGCCTGTCCATAAATAGGCAGAGGTGTCGGATGGGCAAGCAGGGTCCATACAAGGGCAAGTACATGCCGCGAAAACCAGAGAAGTACCGAGGCGATCCCTCACTGTGCTTCTATCGGTCGCTGTGGGAGCGTCGGATGATGGTATTCTGTGACGAGAACGACTCCGTCATTGAGTGGTCATCCGAAGAGGTCATCATTCCTTATATCTCCCCTCTGGATGGGAGAAGGCACCGATACTTCGTTGATTTCTGGGTCCGACTTCGGAAGCCTGATGGGTCTGTTGAGGAGTGCCTCATTGAGGTCAAACCCAAGAAACAAACCGTCAAACCCGAGATGCCAACGACCAAAAAAGTCTCCAAGTCAAAGGTCTATGAAATCCGAAACTGGATGATCAACTCCGCCAAATGGAGTGCTGCCGAGGACTATTGTGAGAATCGCGGGTGGCGGTTCCGCATCCTGACCGAGGACAACATCTTCGGAGCCAAGAAATGAGCAAGAGAGAAGTCCAGCAGTCTCTGAACAGGCTGGCCAAGACCGGCTTTTCGCTTGATGATGATCTGGCCACCGACTGGTTGGCCACCAACCTGTCCAAGATCAAGACGGGTATGCGGCAGAGCACCTTCATTGACAACTCAAAGACGCTCGCCAAGAACAAGTCCATCAAGCCGGGGATCATGGCGTTCTTCGGCTACAACCCAAAGACAAAAGATGACCTGCCTTTTTGGGACGAGTTCCCCGTGGTCATCATCCTGTGTCCGAAGGGGGCTGGGTTTCTGGGCTTGAACCTGCACTACCTGCCCCCCGGTTCCAGATCCGGCTTCCTGAACCAGTTGCTCAAGTATGTGAACGACAAGAACTGGGCCACCAATCCCCGTGCCGATGCTTTCTTCAACATTACCTACGCTATGCTGAAATCAGACCCCAAGTTGACCCCCTACAGGAAGTGCATCAAGAGGTACTACTACTCCAACATCGTGTCCAAGGTCGCGTTCATCCCGCAGACCGAGTGGAAGGCTGTTCCCTTCTTCCCGTTGGACCGCTTCAAGGGCATGCCAAAGAAGGATATATGGCGGCTCGCCTAATAGATAGTAATACGGAAAATGGCACTCTACGACCCCACAAATAACATCCATTCATGGAAGAAGCCTCAGCCGAGTTATTCCTCGCAGTACGCCCCCTCCTTCCCTGACACGGTCTACGGCACGATGCGGACATCGGGCTTCGCTTCCCCGAACCGCTACCTTGTGTTCTTGCTGCCGAACATCAATGTGCGGCAAGACCTCGGAATGCGGTTCGTGGAGGATACCTCCCGTCTGGCCATCACCTGCAAGAACATTGCCATACCCGAGATGGCATGGAACACCGCCGAGGAGAACTTCCTGCACGGCGGACCCTCACGCCTGTTCCCCTATCGCAAGAACACCGCCAACACGGCGGGGTTCAAGTTGTCGTACCACTGCGGTGCGGACATGTTTGAGAAGGAGTTTTTTCACGACTGGATTCACTACATCCAGAATCCCACCACCAAGCAGTTCCGGTTCTATGATGACTACGCAAAGGACAGCGAGGCGGTGGTTCTCCTCCTACCCAAGTTCATCCAGAACTTTGACCAAGCCATAGATGCATACTACAAGGGTTTGCTGACGGGCTTCCGTTTCACCGAGATATACCCCTACTCGTTCACGGTGAACGGCGGAACCCTATCGTCCGATGCCGCGACATCGCCCATGAGTGTTGATGTTGGCTTGATGTTCAGGGATATAGTCCCCCTTGGCATAGATTTCAGCGGCAAGCCGGTCGTTCCTGAGATCACCGACACGGGTTTCCCCCGCATAGAGCGTTCCACCGACATGGCTAGGTCTTTTGACGATGCCAGACGGAACCTCCAGAGCAGCGTGGACGAGATGAACGGGATGACCCGCCTGTCCAACCGCAAGTTCAACCAGCAGGCACTTGAACGCCGCAACCAGTTCGCCCAATACCTCCAGAACCTTGACGATTACAAGAACGGGAAGTATCCCATCGTCGGCGACGGACTGCCGAAGGCGGACAACGGACTTCTTAACTACAACACCAACACCGGACTACAACTCGGCCTCCAGTTGCTCCAGCAGACGCAGGGCTTCTTCGGGGCAGGTTACTTCGGCAACGGCTTCTACCCATAACAGGAGATCATCATGTCACTTAGCAATGCGATCGCATCCCTTCCAAAGCATGAGGCAATCCTTCCCGCCTCCGGCATGCGAGTTGAATACCGCCCATTCATCGTCAAGGAGGAGAAGATCCTCCTTATGGCGGCGGAGACCCGCGACGAGGCAACCATCAACAATGCCGTGCGGGATGTCATCCTCGCGTGCACGGGCGGGAAGGTGGATGTCAACGCCGTCCCGCTAGTTGACATGGAGTACCTGTTCCTGCAACTTCGCAGCCGGTCGGTCGGCGAGACGACCAAGCCGATGGTCAAGTGCGAGAAGTGTGAGAAGGGCAACGAGGTCACGATCAACCTCAAGGAAATCCAACCGACCAAGAACCCCGCCCACACCCTGACCGTGGATCTGGTCGGCAACATCAAGGTTCAGATGAGATACCCGACCCTCAAGTCGGCAGCCAGCCTTCCGGAGGGAGACAACGACATCATCAAGACCTTCCTCCTGCTCGGCAAGTGCATAGACAAGGTGTTCGTCGGTGACACCGTGTATGTCGCCGACGAGATCGGGGAGAAAGAGGTCAACGACTTCTTGGATCAGTTGACGCAAGAGCAGTTCGCGAAACTCTCGTCTTTCTTTGAGACGATGCCCAAGATTGAGAAGAAGGTGTCCTTCAAATGCAGTTGTGGTCATGAAAACAACATCACCATGAGGGGGATCGCCTCTTTTTTCTGATAGCCTCCTCCCACGACAGCCTCATCAACATGCTGTCCGTGAACTTCGCCATGATGCAGAACTTCCAGTACACGCTGGTTGATCTGGAAAGCATGATGCCGTGGGAAAGGAGGATCTACATTGACCTGCTCATGGAGCACCTGAAGGAGGAGAAGGAACGGATGGAGCAGCAGAAGCAAGAGATGAGCATGAGGAGATAAGAAGCAATCATGGCAGAGAGCACCAACAATCCGGTCGGATCTGGTTCAAACCCGTCGGGCGTTCCACAAGGCAATGATGCCGGTGCGAAGGCACGGGATGTTGCTGTGACACCGCCTGCTTCAATTCCCGCTCCTGAAGTTTTCAGCGTTCCCAAAGCGATTGATCAAATGACCAAGATAGCCAACGGCTATGAAAAGTTGTTTGAAGATTTCAGGAAGAGTCAAACCGAGAGGACTGCCGCAGAAAAAGCCCACTCCGCATCAATACAAAAGAAGGCCAGAGCAGAGGCTTGGTATGCCGACCAGTTGAAAAAGGCTGGCGATGCCGGATTGTCTCAAGACGATATCCTCGCCCATGCGGCGGCGATGAAAAAACTTGACGAGAGGGTCAAGAGAACGGAATCGGATCTCAAACAAGCCGGTTCCGCCATGGAAAAACTTGAAGGTGAGTTGAGTTCCTCTGAGAAGGAATTCAAAAAACTCCACAAGTCGGTGACCGATGCTGGTGATACATTTGACGATTACTACGGAGAGAGGTTTGAGATTGCCTCTCTTGTGATGACCGAAGCCATGGATAAAACGGCCAAGTATGGTGAAGACACAGCCGTAAACCTCAGAGGTTTGGCTTTGGCGACAGCACAACAGAATGAGAAGATGAAAGAACTAGAAGCCGTTGAGCAGCAGATGATCGCTGTCAAGGAAGACTTGGCCAATGAGGAGTTGGCTGGTGTTCGTGCCGTGACGCAAGAAGAACTTGATTTGCTACAGGCCAGAAGCGATGCTCTCAAAAAGTCCTCCGGCATTTCCGATAAGCAACTTGCCGAGATTCGCTTGAAGTTGGATAGAGAATCCTCCAACAAGAAAGCGGCGGAAGAGAGGAAAAAAAGAGAAGAGGAATTCCAAGACCGGAAGCGAATAGCCCGTGAACTTGCCAAAGAACAGGCAAAAATCGCAAAGGAAGGTGAGTCCGAGAGGTCTTTTGAAGCCTTGAAGCAACTCGGCATAACCCATGCCGCTACCATCAAGGCGGCTGCGGACGAGGTGGCTGCACGCAAAATGGCCCTGTGGCGATTGAGTGAAGAGGGTGCAGCGAAACTCCGCAATGCCAAGACCGAAGAGGAAAGAGAAAAAATCCTCTCCGAAAAGCGACTTGAGATCATGAGCAAGAATGAGGAGGAGATCACCAAGGTCGCCCTCAAGAAGCACGATGAGATGGTGGAAGAAGAGAAACGGAAGAAGATAGAAGCCATCGCGAGCAAGGAGGGCGTGTCCATCACCACGGCCACCAAAATGGCATCCACAGACAAGGACTTCCAGAATTTCTCCTATGAGCAAAGCAGAACGAGGCAAGATCTGGTCAGTTCCCTCAAGAAATCGTATGAGGGTGACGAGGAGACTCGCAAGGAAACTTTCAAGCACTACGATCGGGTTAAAGAGTCCCAAGTCAAGGCATTAGAGGATGCCCAAGAAGCGAGGTACACCAGACCCGTCTGGGTCAGCAGTCTGGAAAGCGTATTGGGAACCGGCTTCGGTGATGTGGTCACCAAACTTGTTGACCTCAAGAAGACCAGCGGAGGGTGGCTCAAGTTCTTGCTGATTGGAATCGCCTTCATCGTGGGCGGCATCGTCGCCTACTTTGTCAGTTACTTCAAGATGGTAGTCGGCATCCTGAGCAAGATCCCGAAGGTCGGGGATTTGATCGCATCCATAGGCGGAGCGATCGGCAAGATTTTCGGCGGCGCGGGTGGCTTCTTCGGGAAGTTGTTCGGACCCCTGACTGGGATATTCGGCCGTCTTGGCGGATTCCTGAACAGCATGTTCCCCATCATCGGAAAGTTGGTGAGTGCTTTCAGAATGGGTTTCGGGGTGGTCAGCAAATTCTTCATTCCACTTCAGATTGTCATCAGCCTGATTGATGGTGTCATCGGTGCGTTCAAGGGATTCAAGAAGGACGGACTGAAGGGACTCATCGCTGGCTTCTTCGCCAACATCATCTCGGGTCTGACATTCGGACTGGTGAAGTTTGATTCTGTGTATGCCGTGTTCAAGAAGGTAGTTGATGTGTTTTCATTCGTGCTCGGCAAGATG